CCATAATATCTGGTCTCGTGTTAATCAACTCAGTATTTTCAATCTACTGCAACGGGAATTCAATAGAATCGTTTTACATGAATGACAACCCTGAATTCGATATGAGCAAAGTTTGTGCGGATAAAACCTTTGCGTCTATGACAAAATCGAGTATTTACATCAGTATTTGGATCGTAATAGTCGTATTGCTGAATACCTACTCTATCAACCGAAAAACGTACGCTCAATATAACTCGATAACGATGAGAAAAAATACTGAAGACTTGAGACGACAATTGAATATATTTAGCATTGTTTTGAGTGGGTATCAGACCGCTTTCAACGAACCGGTGTCTATGGAGTCGAGCAATGTACCGAGTGTTGGCATTCTTCACAAGAAAAAACGTTTGTATGCGGAGTTTGTCAAATTAATAGAAATCTATGGTAAATGTAACCATATTCGGACAAAACTACAAACACAACCATTTCCAACCGGAAATATTCTAACATCTGTATTCTTACTGGGAATCATGTGCGCAATCATTTACGTAACTGTCACCAATCGCCCGTCATCCACGTCTTTCGGTTTTAAACAACAAACAGGTGGTGCGGCTGCAATGAAAACATCCACCGCACCCGGTCGCTTCTTGAAATCACAAGAGCAAGTAATGTTCGACAATATATCTTTATCATTCTCAATAATAATCATTAGTTTATACTTCAGTTTTCAAGTATTCGGATCGAGTATGAAAATACAACACAGTTTGAACTCGGGAAAACTTTATCTAAATAGTAAATGTTTGTAGTATATAGTATATGCATTACACTTCTTTGGATATCGGCAAGATTTGTGAAAAGAAAATAAATGTAAAAAAACCCTTACATTTCGATGATAGTTATACAATATTTAATGTTACCTATGATGATAGTTTTTTTTTGCTGAATGTATCCAATGTTCATTTATCGGAAAGCAATAGTAAATTCTATTCCTATGTTTCAAATAATTTTGTAACAATGTATCAGTTATTCGATACTATCATGAACCGCGTTTCGAATCACTCCAAATACAAACATTATTTTGCCGACAAACAGAATACAAATCGAACTGATCAAAAAATAAAGATCCCCACGTCTAGAAACGAAGATATTGTCGTTTTTGATTTGAATGGGCAAGAAATTGATATTTCGCGTTTATATTTCGCCGACAGATTAAATATTGTTTTGTACCTAAAACATATTTGGATCAACCGAATGAATTATGGGTTTTACTTTGTGATTTCTCAAATATTGCGAAACGAACCGATTGGTATCAAACAAAATCTCTTCATGAACGATTCCGACCAACATACCGCAAAACTCAACATTTCTAGAACAAGTCGCATCCCGATTCCACCACCACCACCTCTCCCACCCACATCCCGCTCTCGTCCAATAAACAAACCGCTGCCCACGAATTTGATGCGTCCAACGCAAAAAGAATTATTGGATGGTATTTGTAATTTAAGAAAAATTACAACGTAATTATTGGTCTAAATACGGATTTCCAATTTATATCGCGTAATAATATAAAGCGCCCGGCAAAAATGAAGCTTAACCAGTTATTTTATGAAATACCTCCTATTGAAATCATAGAAAAGTTAATGTCTGCTTTTGGACTGTCAAATATAAATGATACAAAAGAATTTAACAAGAATGATTTGATATCGAATCATACGGCATCAAAAATTATTGAACTCATTCCTGATCTAGCTTTGTACTATTTGCCGTGTAAAGCGAATATATACTTGACTAATATTACTGAAAAACGCTCCATCACAATATTATCACAACATTTAAGGCTGTACGATTATCGTTTATCTAGAGACGAACGTATAATTGATGGGAAAAAAGATATTTTTTACCGCGTACAACAGATCAAAGATACGAAGCTACAGATAAACAACGAAAATAATAGTGTTTCTTTTTCATAAGATTGTACAACCATTTATGTTTCTACTTGCGTTACATATTCTTTAATTAATTTGTAATCCAAGTTTGGTAAAATTGGAAAACATGTATGTAATTTTGATTTTTGATATGTCATAATATCGAATTTAAAAGGATACATATGACATACTTTAGAATCGATTTGTAATAAACCGTTGTACTCATTTGACATAATAGTTAGCAATGACTGGGGTGGCAATATCATCAATAGCTGTTCGTCGGGTTTGATATCAATGTCATTCTTCGGATCATATGGATCGCCAGTGGTGTGGTGTTCGCAACTACCCATACTTGTTACATAATTCAATACATCTAAAATTGTCGGCGAATAATTGTGTGTGTAAAACCACTTCTGAGTATATTTTTTGTTGAAATAATATCCAACATTCCACTTCATTCCATTCATATAACTTTCGGATGCTTTCATAATTGTATTTGTTCCTATATTAGAGTCGAACAAATGTTTGTAATAGTATGATCGCCAGTTGGGTTCCGAAAACATGTCTTTAAAACTAATGTTCTTATTTACAGTTCCATAATTGTCCAACCGTAATTTTTTCGTCTTGTAGCTTGTGGCGTTATTGTAATACTTGTCGTGTTCTCGTTTGAATTCAACATCCTCACATTTTTGTAAGATTTCTAGCAGTTTTCCGAAAAACAGATCATTCAACTCAAAATTATCTTCATTATTCTTATGAATTAAACTCATTTCCGTTAATTCATTGACTTTCACGTATGCGTTCGTAAGTGTTTCGAGCCCATTGTTGTGAATATTTATATAGGACAAGCATGGTAGAAAGTCGTTTCCTACGAGAAAACACAAACATACATATGAATAGATGTCAATTTTATTATCGAAGTAATTTAACAAATTAATCCGAAGAGTATGTACGTCTAGAACCAGTAACGTATTGTTTTGTTCGTGATTTGTATTTCTTTTATGATGAAAATGCACATCTTCTCTCAATAAATGTATCTTCTGATTTTTCGATATCAATGATAACATAATCAGATCAGCATCCAAACCATAAACTATATCATTGTAATCTGCCTTTTTTTCATTGATATAGTCAAATATTTTATGCTCTCCCTCACCCTTCTCCGAAGAATCAGAAATAATGGTCTCAAATGAAACATGTTTGTTGGTGAAAGCTTTGTGGAGATATTCATTCAAACGAATCATGAACGGTGTTCCAGGAGATATTGCGTTCGTATCCCACACATATCCGTTGTTCGGTAGTTCATTATTAATAAAAACAGACAAATAACGTCTGGTCCTTTGTTGTTTAATTTTTGATAATGGTGCGACACCGTCAATACATAAATATACCAATTTTGTGGGTTTCACAATACCAATGATTTCAAGCGTGTAATCTTTAATATCGTTCATAAGCTGAGCCTCAAATTCCGATTTGGATAGATTCATATCCACCGTGTTTCGCAACTTTGCACAACAGTTGTGGATAATTCCATTGAAATCAAAGAATAATCTATCACATCGTGGTATTTTCGATTTTATAATATTCGCATGCTGATTCGTAATCTTTCTAAAATATGACGGTATTCCCATTCTCTGATCTTATACTCAAGACGTATTTAAATCAAATTTTAAATACGTCTTCATCTCACTCCAAAAACACACACTCATTCATCATTAACAAATCTTCGAATTCCTTACGTTTTTTAATGTTACCCTCATAGAATGTAAATATGCTCAAAAAATACTCGATCGTGTTCTTTTCTGAATAGACGATTAAAATGTTTTTTAGATTTTTGTATTCGTTGGTGGACACTTTAACAGTTTCTTCAACATTACAATCGTTCAATGTTAAAACAATAAATTGATCCCATTCAGAACCCTTTATAAACCTTTCAATTGGTATTAATATAAAATTTGAAAATAATTCAACCATATTTATAGATAAAACACATATTTGTAATCACCCTATGGACAAACTCGACGATTTGGAGGATGACGAATTATGGGATTTGCTCAGTTCATTCAGTTCATGTTCAACTCAAGAAGGACTTCATGACAGCTTAGTGTGTTCAAACGAGGCATGTATCAGCGAAGACTTTACAATCGATGACACAAATACCATTTGTGTGAAATGCGGTACGATTCAGTCCAAAAGCATCGATCTTGGAGCAGAATGGAGATATTATGGCGCGAGCGACAATAAATCGTCGAACCCTACGCGATGTGGAATGCCTACCAATGAGTTTCTACCGAAATCATCACTGGGTTCCATTATAGGTACTGAAAATATAAGTAAAAACTATTATCAGTTAGCGAGAATTCGTAAATATCATATGTGGAATTCTATGCCGTATAAAGAACGAAGTTTATATGCTGTCATCAGTGCGTTGGATATCAAAGCGTCCAATGGTGGGATTTCCCAAAGTATCATTGATGACGCGAAAAGCTTATACAAAGTGATTTCAGAAACTAAAATAACCCGCGGAGCGAACCGTAACGGACTCATCGCGTCAAGCATCTACATGTCGTGCAAAAACAATAATGTGCCACGGAGTGCTAAAGAAATTGCAACCATCTTCAATATCGATATCACCACAATGACGCGTGGATGCAAAAAGTTTCATGAGATTATGAAAAATAAGAACTTCGCATGCACATATCCATCCGACTTCATACTCCGTTTCTGTTCAAAGTTAAATAAACCAGATATCGTAGATATATGTATTTATATTGTCAAAAAGGCAGATGAGTATTCCATCGTGTCTGAAAATGCACCACCTTCCATCGCGGCCGGTAGCATTTACTTATGTTGTACGGTCTATAAGCACAACGTAACAAAAAAAGAAATTTCGAAAGCCTGTGAAATCTCCGAGGTCACGATCAACAAATGTTTCAAAAAATTAGAACAATACAAATCGGTTTTGCTACCACCGAGTGAATCGGAATCGGATTAAAAATCTTCGGTGTCGAACTCAAATTTCAAATTCGACTTATCGATGGTCGCTTTGCTATATTCTGCAACGCGAACCTCGAAGAAATTACTTTTATTCGTCATCGAGATTCGCTCCATAAAGTCGAGTGGACAATGGTTAATGTTGTATAACTTGTTATAGCCCAGCTGGACGAGCAATCGATCGGCTACATATTTGATGTAATCCGACATCAAATCAGAATTAATACCTAATAGACCACATTGTAGGGTAGATATCACAAAATCAATTTCAATATCAACTGCTTCG